TGGGAATCTGCATTGTTCTTGCCAGTGGAAAGATTCCAAAAGCAAAACAAGGGTTCTGTATTTAAAGAATCTATGAGAAAAATAAGGAAAAAATAAATGCCATCATTAAACGAATTTAAGGCAAGTTTCAAAACTGACTTAGCCAGACCAGCCAGATTTGATGTGGAAATTGCAATTCCACTTAAACTTGTGGCATACTTAAACACGGGAAGGCAAATAAAATTAAGATGTGAAAATGCAGAGTTGCCAAGCAAGACACTAGCAACAGCAGAAAGAAAGATTTATGGTCCAACAGAAAAACTTCCATATCTCACAACCTACAATGATACAACAATGACTTTTATGGTAAGTGATGATATGAGTGAAAAGAAACTGTTTGATGCTTGGATGAATCTAATCAATCCAAGAACAACATATGACTTCAATTATAGACAAAGTTATGTTACACCAATTACTGTAAATCAATATAACGTAAAAAATCAACTTTCATACTCAATTACTTTAGTTGATGCTTTTCCGATTTCAATTAATCAATTGGATTTAGATTGGAGTAATGAGAATTCACATCATAAACTTGCTGTGACTTTTGCTTATTACACTTGGGAAAACAATTCTATTGCAGCATTTGCAGAGAATCTTATTAATGCTGGTGTTGAAACCGCTGTTGACATGGCAACAAGTGCGTTAACGAAATATGCTGGCGGAACTTCATACAATCCTTTCAATAGCAGTACATCAGGGAAGATTTATGATATGACTTCAGTTGCTCAAGGATTTAAGACTTAATATATTATAGGAGATTGTTATGGCTTTGCCAAAAATAGATACACCGATTTATGAACTTGATTTGCCTTTGTCTGGAAAACACATTCGTTTCAGACCATTTCTAGTTAAAGAACAAAGAAACTTGCTAATGGCACTTGAAGCAAGTGATGAAAGTGCTATAGAACAGAATATTCGTCAAGTGTTACACAATTGTACTTTGACTGAAGATATTGACATAGACAAACTTCCTATCACAGACATTGAGTTTTATTTTTTAAACTTGAGAGCAAGGTCTGTGGGTGAGATTGCAGAAAACAAATACCGCTGTAACAATGAAGTTGAAGGAAAAGAATGTGGCAACATCATGGAAGTCAATATTAATCTATTGGATATTAAAGTTGATAAACCTGAAGGAATATCAGATACGATTAAACTGACAGAGAATATAACAGTTAAACTAAAGTATCCTGAGTTCTCTATTGTAAAAGAAACAAGGAACACTACAGATATTTCTGAGTTTGCTTTAAAAATGATTGCAGATAGTATTGAATATATTCATGATGGTGAACAGTTCTATTATGCAAAAGAAGCAGATCCAAAAGAATTGTTAGAGTTTGTAGATTCATTAAATCAACAACAATTCAGTAGATTAGAAGAATTTTTCAATAACTTACCAAAACTAGAAAAGACTGTTGACTTTACATGTAACAAATGTGGTTACGAACATAAACTAGAGATTGAAGGACTCAACAATTTTTTCGTGTAAGTTTTCGTCATGATACATTGCAGAACTACTACAAGACTAACTTTGCTTTAATACAGCACCACAAATATAGTCTTGCAGAAATTGAGAATATGCTGCCATGGGAGAGAGATGTTTATGTCAATATGTTGATTCGTTATTTGGAAGAAGAAAATGAAAAAATAAAACAAAAACAATCGCAGAGAACAAGTAGATGAGTATATTAGGAAGTCTGTTGGGTGGTGGTAATAACAGACCAGAACCATCAGAAACAATGCAGAACAATACAAGAGGATTGATGAGTAATCTCAATCCTTTTAATTTGGTGTCGGGAATATTTGGTAGAAAAAAATCTGCTACCGATAACTATGCTGGAACAAAAGGTGGTATGAGAAAAGGATTAAAAGATAGCAAGAAAAAAGATCCTAAGTTTGTATCAAAAGTTGCCAGAGCAGATGTACCTCCACAGAAAGGCGAATCTATCACAGACATTGCTGGTAAGTTATATGGTTTAATAAGACGAAACGAAGAAAAGAAGAAAAAAGAACTTCAAATAGAAGAAAACTTTGCAAAATCTTTCAATGAAGTAAAAGAGAAAAGAAATCAACAATTGATTGAGGCTTTAACTAAACAACCAAAAGGTCTGAAAAAAGAAACTAAGAAAATTAAAAAAGAATCAGACAAAACAAAAAAAGAAATACAAGATTTGAAAAAAGAAACACCTAAAGGAAAAGGAATAGAAAAACCTGAAATCCCAAAAGGTGCAAAACCATCACCTGGTGCTCAACCACCAACGGCAGCGGCACCTAAAGGACCTACTCCCTCAGCAACACCTGCGCCTAAAGGACCTACTCCCTCAGCAACACCTGCGCCTAAAGGACCTACTCCCTCAGCACCTTCTTCTGTTCCCAGTGCTGCAATACCAACAGCAGCAAAAATAGGAATTGGAGCTGCTGGAGTAATTGGAATGGTAAATGCTCAAGCAGATGAGTTGGGAGTAACCAATGAATATGCAAAGAAGGCTATTTTAGCAAATATTCAAAAAGAATCTAATTTTGTGCCTCAATCTGAGAATTTAAAGGCATATGCAAATACTAGTAATAAAAGAATTAGAGAAATATTTACTGCAAGAGCAAACAAATATTCTGATGAGGAATTAAATCAAATTAAGAAAGACCCATATAAATTTGCCGAAATGGTATATGGAAAAGACACTAAAATGGGTAAATCAATGGGTAATACGGAAGAAGGTGATGGGTTCAAATATCTTGGTAGAGGATTTATACAAGTAACCGGAAAAAATAATTATAGAGAGTTAGGAAAAAAACTTGGAATTGATTTGGTAAGTAATCCTGAAAAATTAAACGATCCTCAGATTGCTGCTAGAGCTGCAATTGTTTTTGTCAGAGATGGATTAGGAAAAAATAAAATAAATTCATTTAAAAATCAATCTGAAGCAAATAGAGAAGTAACACAAACTATTGGTGGAAGAGGATTAAATTTATCAAAAGGATATGGTGCAGAACTATTATCTAAAGTTGAGAAATATTCTTCTAATTTACCAGAAGGTTCAACTAGTTCATCTGGTAAAAGATTAGCTGAAACATCTACAGAAAACAAAGACCTAAAAAAACAACAAGCGGCCGCAGCAGGAGGACCTGTCGTGGTAAATCAAACCAATAACGTAGTAGCTTCAGCAGACAATTCAAAAACTATGACGGTACCTAGATCAGACGCATCAACCTTTGCACGAGGAGCAGCAACATAATGGCGACAGCACAAGATTATAGACAAGCCAGACGAACTGGTCAGATATCACTTACCGATTTAATAGCAAGAAATATTGCTGAAGGTGGAGGGTTTGGTTCAGTCGGTAAGGCGGTATCACAAAAATTTGCTGCAAAGAGAACACGAATACGAGAAGCATTCGATCCTTTGAATATTGCAAGTATGCTTGTTGGTAGAACAAAACTTGGTACAGCAATTCTTGGTAGAATGATGGGAAGAAGTGCAGATGACATTCAATACTTTGCAAGAAAGGGTGCAGGTCGTGAAGCAGCATATGATCCATTCTTTGCAAGAGTCAGTCCAGGTTCTTTACAACCAGTCAAACAAAGTGAAGGTGTTGCTGATGTATTTGCAAAAATTTATAATCTACTTAAAAAGAATATTGATGATGAGACAAAGAGAAGGGAAGTAGAAAAAAACTTTAGAGAGGAACAATCATTAGAAGATGAACGCCGTTTCAAAGAATTATTAGCAGCAATTACTAGTAGTGCAAGACCTAAAGCAACACCAGTTGAAAAGAAAGAAGGTGGTGGACTTTTAGACTTCATTAGAAGTATGTTTGGAAATATCAAAGATATGTTTACAAACCTAATGAAATTTTTAGATCCATTCATTAATTTGGCTAAAACAATAATGACATCATTCGGTACTGGATTTTTAAGTTTAATTGCAAGACTTGGAGCTTTTCTATTAAGTCCCGTTGGTATAGCTTTGTTGGGTCTTTTGACTGTGGCGGCCTTGGGTGCATATGTCTATGATCTATGGTTAAATAGAGATAAGACAGGAATTCAGCAGCAAAAAGCTTTATCCTCTGGTCAGGCTGCTGGTGGTGGTTATGGTGGTGAAGCAGAATACGAATCAATGAAAGAAAGTCCAGAAAAAGAAGCAGCAAGAAAAAAAATAATTGATAAATTTAATAAAGATAAAAAAGGTAATATTGCTTCTGCCACATTAACCGAATTAAATGCTTTGCGTGAGGACATTCTTCAATATGGAAATCCTAGATTTCAATTAAAATCTAATCCTTCTCCATATATCAAAGAAAAATCAGCAAAATTAGATGCCATTGAAGCTGAAATAAAAAAGAGAAAAGAAAAACAAGCATCTGCAACACCAGTACCTTCAGGAGCAACATCAGGTGGGATGAGTGGACAAACTGCTTCATCTGCAACACCAGTACCTTCAGGAGCATCAAAAGGTGCTGAAGCTTCACCAGCAGGTTCAATTACATCTTCTGCTGGTGATGCATCAACTCCAGCAGCATCTACAGCAACAACACCAGGTTCAGCATCATCAGACATGTCTACAGCAATGCCTAATGTTCCTTCAGCACCTCCTGTTGCAACTGCTACTGATCAAAATATGCAGCTAGAATCTGAGATCATGGATTTTACACAGTCGGCACCTATGATAATCAATAAGAGTTCAACAAATGGAATAAATTTAGGTGGTCAAGATGCTGGTACTGCAACTGGTGCTGCACCTGTTCGTGATGATGCAATTGGAAATATCATAAACAAACTTCAACGTAGAAGTTCTGTGATGTAAAAACCCCGCACTAGGCGGGGCTAAACAAGACCGTCTAGTCTGTTTAATCTTCGGCTGCAAGCTTTGCAAAGTAATTCATATCATCATCTTCATCTTCATCGATTGAAGGTGTTTTCACTGGAGCTTTCTTTGCAACAGGCTTCTCCTCAACTTCAGTTTCAAACATATGAGAACTATCTTCAACCGTGGTTCTTGGTGCAGCAGTTCCTGCTAGACCCAGAACTTTATCAAGGCGTGCTTTGATAGCATCATATGATTTGAACTTGCTAGGATCAATCAGCTCTTTGAGAGAGTATTCTTGCTTCCATACTTTCTCTAGGGCATCATCGTCATCTAGCAGAGGTGCAGGTGAATCAAACTCACACTTATCATAGTTTTGATAACCATCGACTTTACGAATCTTGACTTTGAAGTTAGCACCTTTCCACAAGTCAAATGGGTTCATTGGCTTCTCATCTTCAAACTCAGGATGCATTGCACCATTGATTTTATCAAAGATGCTCTTACCATATTTAAATAGAAAAACTTTGCCGTTGTTTTCAGGACG